CATGGCTTCAGCCATTGGTGGTTCTGTCTTACGTTCAATTGGAAAGAAGATCTTTCTAGCTTTGAACCAAGGTACTACCGTGTTGAACCGCACCATTTTATTAGTATTTGGTCTGATACCCGGTTTGGCTTCATTACCCTCTGAAGCCAGAGAGAAATAGATATTGCGTTCCAGCATTTGACCCTGAATCCACTGGATAAACCCACCCTGTTGCCCCGTAACTTCAATACCTACTGACTGAGGCTTATATGCTTGGGACAATCTGAACAAGTCATCAATATTCTTGTCCATCAACTGACGCTTGCACACCCCATCTACCCACAACCAGTCACCCACATTGTTGTAGGCCCAGACACTGATCACTGAGAAGTCTGATTTCTGTTTCTCACTGGTAGCAAAGTCGGTGGTGATATAGAAGTTGAATCGGTTCTTATTGCGAAGCACACTGTCAATCTTGTACCAGCCAATATCACCGTCCTGCACCATGCGATCTTCATCACTCATGATTCGCAGCATCAATTCCTGGTTGAAAGTTTCCAGCTTGCCAGCCAGCATAGCCTTGTCATACTTGCCCTTCACATAGTCATAAGTGAAGCGATCTGGCCAACTGCCCTTGAAGTCTTCCCGGCTACAGGGGAACTGCTCACACACAGGGAACACGTTGACTGCCCAAGCACCAGACTCAACTGCCTTGTACAGTGGATCCTTCGCATTGAAGGGCGTCCCTGACCAGATGATCATGTTCTTGGTGGGATGCAAGGCATAGTCAACCGCCTTGTAAACCGTGTCTTCCACGGCACTGATCACCGTAGCTGAACGTGCATCCTCGTCACTGATCAAGTCATCGAGCACAGCCAGTTGAGGCCGGATACCCATTTCCTTGGCACCCCGCACACCTGTCTTGGCACCATAGCCCTTGACAATGAACATGTTCCCATCAGCGTTCTTGAATTCCCAACGAATATCAGTGAATCTGGTTTCAGGCACATACATCTTCAAGAAGTCAGAGTTCTCCCAACGGAACTCCAAGTTCTTACGCATGTTCTTGACACCGTTCTCAATGGAGTCAGACACATACAAAGCCAAGCTCACCTTACCGAAGCCAGGAATCTCACCATAGGTGGCGATGTACAGGAACAGGTACTCACCCATCAGAGTGGTCTTGGCAATGCCCCGGTGACACAGGTTGACCACCCTAGCCCCGTTGTTGGTCAACGTGTCCAACATACGGTAGTGCACCAGCGGAGTCAGGTGCTCTTCACCCTGTGCACCGTTCACCAGCTTGATGAAGGTCACAAACTCCAGTGCAAAGTCACTAGGCACATAGCTCGGATCATCCGAGTAGTCAGTTTTGTTTAGATAGTCTTCAACCTTCCAAGGGGCAAGTACCTCTGCAACGTAATCAATCGTCATTGGGTACCTGACCGTGGATATTCACTTCAACAACAGGCATGTCTTTCCAAATGAAACCAGACTTAAAACCCTCAGTCCATTCATAAGCACCCTGCAGTTTCTGCGTGCCATCAGGATATTGAGCCAGCCTGAAGCCAGTAGCCATCAGTGATTCAGTGCGCAGGGGCATATAGCTCATAGTGTTTGCTACCAAGTAGTCACTTACTTTCATGCAACCTCCTTGGCTTCAACATCCACAACAAACTTACTGTGTGCCACCTGTTGTGCAGTCATGGCCCCAGCCTCAAGCATCATCCGTTGCTGCCTACTCAATTCCAACGTAGTAGCCCTTAGTGCAGCAATAGTGCTGTCTTCTTTGATACCAATCTCCAACTCAACCTTCTGAGTCTCAGGCATCTTCAACTGAGTCAACAAGCTATTGGCTGCATCACAGCGAACCTTCTCGCTATGCGCTGAAACCATGAGTTCAGCTTGCACATTCAAGGCCCGTTGATACAGGTCTTGGTTCAAAACATAGCTTGGAATCAGCGTCTGTTCAAAGATCAGATTGACCAGCTTGCTTTTGTTATAGGCAGTGACATAAGAAGCGATGTCCTTGGACGCTACCCCTTGTTGAATGAACCGCTGATACTTATCAGGGAATGTCTTAGTGTATGCCTCGATATTGGTACAGCCCATGAGCTTATGGCTCACATAGCGTACTGCATCGACATAACTGGATACCTTGAACCGACCATCGGCCATTACCCTTGTATAAGAAAGCAGATTATCCCGGTAAGCCTCATACAACTCAGGATCACCCAGTGTTCCATTGATCTGGTCAATCAGTTCCTGGTTGATGGACTTCTTAACCTTATCAGGCAGACATTGCCTGAATTGATCAATAGTGAGAGCGGTCATAAGTTAGGATATCGGTTGTATATGGTCGGGGTATTGTAAATTATTAAAAATTTTGTGTGACAAAAATAGTCAGCTATTAAATATATAGCAAACTTCTGGGGATTTTTGATAGGGGGGTACGGTGGCAGTTGCTTAAAAAATAGGCAGAGGGTTTTGCTATTTTTTCTAATCTGGGTACGGTATTAGTACTTACATGCAGCAACTGCCAATACCGAAACACCCCCCCCGCCACTGACTCGTATATATATTTAGGCTTAGGTACCCCACCTGTTCAATACCCAGCGCTGCTGTTGGTTGGAGCTTGCGTGCCTTGAGCATTCATTACCGTTCCTACGCCTGTCACTAGGCCATACTAAAGAGTGATAGGTTTGTTGTACTACTTACTCAGTACATCTATGCATACAGCATACGCACGTAGATCCGTGTACCTGTATAAAGAATGAAGTAGTTGTATCGACCCTTACTGGGTATGTTAGTGACTTAGCTAATACTGTGCTAATTGTTAGAGATACGGACTTCCTTCTTATACATACCACTACCTTCGGGTAAGTGGTTTGTTTTTTTATACCACGCTCCGCGTATGTGTGGTGGTTTGATCAACTGCTATTCACTAACCCTTAAGGAGTAATAGATCATGAGTAAGCAATATTGTCAGTGGTTTGATGGTGATGATGATGGTGATGAGTATGGTGCTGATGCGCCTATTGGCATGGGAGCATGAACATGGGTAAATCATTCCGTCAAATGTTCAGTGCATTCACTACTGCATTCGTGGCTATCGAGGTCTTGATGCAAGCAGTACTTCACCTGTGTACATGGGCTGAGGCTACTGCAGGGGCATTCGAAGATGAAGCTAAGTTGGAGCGCGAGGCAAAAGCTTCTGCTAGTAAGTTGGCTATGTTGGGTACTCCTGATGTACCAGCTATTGCAGCACCCGTAACAGCACCTTAAACAAACTAGGCTGGCTATAGAAATATAGCTGGCCTAATTCATTCATACATTGGAGTTCATCATGACTGTAATCGTAATCTTGGCTACTACATTGGTAGTAATAGCAGTGCTCTTCTACTTTGAGCACAAGTTCAATTGGCAATGAGGACATACCTACCTAGCGGTAGGTTTAAGTCCTTTAGTTACACAAATACCTTAATACCAATTACACAAGTTACACATTGGAGATAGTCAGTTCTAGAAGGAAGAACTAAGGGTAAACCCTAGTGTATCAACTTGTGTCCAGTGTTAATGGTCAGTTACACATAGTAATAACCTATGGATTACACATTACTGATAGTCCCTACTCTGTAGCTGTAGGGTTGTAGAGAGAGTGAGTGGAATGAGTGAAAACACTCCTTTTCCTATCATTAGCTTTTACCTATCAATATTATCCACCTAATAGCTATCTTCTATCCTATCTCTCTCCATACCGATACCTTCCCGATATATCAAGCTAATCAGTACTCCATTGTGCTCTGCACAAGGTTGGATCCTTTCAACCCCTTTGGAGTACATCTATGACACATCCCTTTGCTTTCTCCACTACATCCACTCTTCTCAATAACTTTGTTGATGAGGAAGTCTATGACCTCACTAGTGAGGACATGGATGCTATCGAATCATCTTTGGATATGGCTGAGTACAGCTATTTCTTCCGTTCATGTGCTATTCAACAAGAACTGCGCTTTGAGTAATTCTTTGTAGTTACACCAATACCTTCTCTTCGTTCCCTGCGCTACATATCTCAATCTGCGGCTCTGCCGTAGGTTGGGTTTCATTCATACCCTTTTCTCTTATTTCTCAATTTAACTGGAGTTCTATCATGGCTTTCAATCAACAAAATGGTTCGGTGTCTAACGTGTCTAAAGGTGCCTTTGAGCAAGCATTGGGCTTCTTGAACATCGGTTTGCCCAATTCTCAGGGTGAAATGTCGAAGTTTGGTGCGCTTACTTTGAAGGAATCCAATGCCGCAGAAAAGGGTATGTTCGATGACCTCAATGGTGCTTCTGCTGAAGTGCAGGCTCAGATCCTTGATTGGGTCAAGGCTAATCTGGTGTTGACCTTCCGTGCTAATACCAGTGGTGCCAAAGCAATTACCTTTGGGTATAAGAAGGCTGCTTAATGCAATAACACCAATCATCCTTCTCGGGTGGTTGGTGTTTTTCTTTGTCTGCTGTGCGCTGCACGTGAGCGGTGTATCAATTCAAACCAAGGAGATAGTTATGGAATCAGGAATAGAGTTTATTAATCAACAGTATTACTTTCTGTGGAATGCGGCATTCTTAGATGCATTCCTTGATGAGTTCTTTTATTGTGAGTGCGACTAAGGAGATAGTCATGGATGAGTTTAAGTTAATCATTGCAGGTGGGCGTAACTTCACTAATAGTGCACTGCTTGAGCGAGTATTGATTGCTATGGCAGATACTGAGTATGCTGATAAGGCTATCTCAATAGTATCTGGCATGGCACGCGGTGCAGACGCATTAGGTTATGCATTTGCTAAATCGCATGACATTGTTTGTTATGAGTTCCCTGCTGATTGGAACCAGTTTGGTAAGCGTGCAGGCTTCATGCGTAATGAGGATATGGGCCGATTCTCTGATGGTTTGTTGGCATTCTGGGATGGTCAATCCAGAGGTACGACGCACATGATTGATTTCATGAAGACACTAGGTAAGCCAGTTACTGTTATTAAATACTAAGGAGCTATTCATGTCTACATTTGACAAACTGCAAGCAATTCTGGCATCACCTGTTGTGAATCACGGTGGTTATATGTATAAAGCACCCATTAAAAGCACTACATGCGTTGATGGTGTTACTGCATCTATCCAAGCCAGTGAAACCCATTACTGCTTCCCACGTGAGAATGTTGGGCCATATACAGCAGTTGAAATCTGGTGTATCAAGGGTACTGATACCACTACTATTACTCAATTTGAGTATGACAGTGAAGAACCATCTGGTTATGTCCCCATTGAAGCTATAGTTGCATTCTTAGATGCACATGGTGGTATTGCTGATTAATCAATGAGGCGCATTCCCTGCGCTTCTTTAACTCAACCCTTTGGAG